TTGTGCATTTTGGGCAAGTCTAAACGCATCTACCGCCGTAATAGTGGTATAAGTAACCTCATCTGCGTTTTTAGGTGTAGTAGTAGTGTAGCTAGTAATAAACCCGCTAAAGATAGGGTAGGTAGTACTAGCGTAAGTAGCTGTTATCTGCACTTTACGCATAGGGTCTAGCAAGCCATAATAAGGGCCGCTAGTATTTTGTGGGTTAAAATCGCCGTTTTGATCAACGATACGCATAGTTAGCGTACCTGTCTGGAATTGGTCGGCCTGTGGGTTACGGCCTCTATTGGTTTGTATTGTATCTACTACGTTAGATACATCTACAATTACTGCCGCGCTATCTGCTAGCACGTTCGTATCTAGTATCCCTGTATCTAAAATAAGAGCCTGGGCAAAACTAGGCCCGGTGCTAAAGTTAATAACAGCGTTTATTACTGGCAAGGTCATAGGCCACCGGTGTAACGCAACGGGTCACCTTTACGTTCTAGGTCTAATATAGCTTTTTGTACTGCTAGCGCTATTGTGTCCTCACTACCTACTACCCCTGCGTTTACTGTTACATAGTTATCACCCATACGGAAGCGGCTAGGGTCAAAGCTAGAGCCCGCGCCTATGCCGGGTGTATCAAATGCGCCCATAGCTCTTAATCTTGCTTGCTCATCACCTAGAGCATTTAGGGCGTTAGTACTCATAGCATCTGTAAGCGTATCTATCTGCTCTTTTAGTAAAAAGTTAATACCCGTACCTGTGCTAGTAGCAGCGCGTAAATTAGTTAATGTTGCTATCTGTCCAGCCACATTAGTAGCAGGCACTTTAGCTGGTACATTAGGAGTAATAGGGGTAATAGGTGTAATCGGTGTAATCGGTGTAGCGCCTAAATTAGGGTTTATTTTTAAGCCTGCCATTTTACCAAGTAATAATAATGCTTCATTTAAGTTATCTAAATCTATAAGCTTTTTAGGCTTAAACTTTTCTAAAATATCATTTATGTCTTGTAACTTAAACTCTTGCCCCTGCAAAGCGCCTAGTATTGCTAAGTCTAAATTAAGTTTTTTGGCAAGGCGTGTAGCAGCCTCTACATCTTTGGCGGCTATAGCTTCCTCTAGCTCTGCCATAGTCTTTTTAATAGATAAGCGGGTTAAGTCATTGGCTAATTGTAATTTTTGCTGATCTGTAGCATTTACGCCTAGTTTGTTTATTTCATCTTGCTTAGCTAGTAGCGCTGCCTGTACCTGTATTTTATCCAGGTCAAATATACCTTCACCTTTGCCTAAAGCTAAGGCAGCCTTATCTAGGGCTAATTGGTCTTTCTTTTCTTTAGTTAATGCCTTTGTTAATGTTAGATTTTTTTTAAGATTTTCTTGTTCTTGTCTATAGATTTGACGTCTAAGACGTGCAGCAGAGCGTATTTTTGCAGGGTCATCAGCTGGGCCAGAATCAAATAAACCGCCGAGATTTTTTAAACCTCTTAATGCTCCTATAGTTTCTGAGATTTTTAACATTAAAGCAATTACTGGATTATCTTTTAATTTATCAAACTCTTCACCTATTTTACTTGCAAACGCTGTAATTTTACCTAAAGCTCTGCCTATATTTGTACCCAAGTTTATTATTGCTTCTTGAAACTCTTCAACGCTAACGCCTGACTCTTCAAGCCCATCTACAAAACCTTCACCTATTTTTTCTTTAGCTAAATCTGCCGCTTGTCCTATTCTTGCTAACTTACCTGCATAAGTGTCGGCAGCTTTAGCAGCTGCGCCGCCAAACCTACTATTTAGTAATTTTAATAATTCATCAAACTTTACGCCTTGTAATTCTGCTGTTGTATAACCTATGCCTAATTTTGCTAACGCTGTAGTTTCACCTTGAAATGCTTTACCTAAAGCTACGCTTACGCTTTGTAAATCTTTGCCTGTAGCTCCGCTTATGTCTAAGGCTGTCTGTAATAATTTTTGTGCTGTAGTTGCATCACCTGTAGCTTGTGATAATTTTATAAACGCATTAGTTAAATCGCCGCCTGCCTTGCCTGTAGCTAAAGCTAGTTTGTCTATAAATTGTCCTATAAACGGTGCAGCAAACGCTAAATTTATTGAGTCTAAACTATTGGCTAATAATTGCGCTTCTTTATTGGCCTCACTAAATGCTTTGACTATAGACCTACCAAAAGCTAAAACAGCTGCAACGCCAAAAGTTTTTTTAAGTGTTTTGCCTAAGTTTTTTGTACTTAGACCTAGTTTTTGTGTTGCCGTTTCTGCCTGTTTAAATGCTTTTTTGCCTGTAAACTCAGAACCTATATTTATAGCTACTTCTGGTTGTACAGCCATTAGCGCGCCCTAGCCATAGCTTTATTATAAATATCTACGCTTTTTTGTATTGCCTTTAGTACAGCTGCATTAGTCTTGCCGGCATCTTCTGCCCAAGCTTTTATAATGCCGCGGCCTTTCATTTTATTAGATTTAGGTGCGCCGCCATTGTTACGGCTAGCATCTACTATACGCCCTGTAGCATCTAGCGCATCTATAAATTGTTTACCGGCGTTAGGGTTTAGACTTTTCATAGATGCTTTATCTGTGCCCGGCTGTCTGCCTTGAGGGTTTACTACGCCGCCTAGCTCATAAATCATACCTGCCGCGCTAGTGTTTACAATACGCGCTAATGACCTAAAGCCATTGTTATTAGGCAGGCTCGGGCTAGTTCTATAGCCGATACCTTTCTTAGCCTTGCTAGCATCATAACGTGGGAATTGTCTATATTTTGTATCGCTAGAGGCGGGCTTAGACCAGCCGCTTAATACTGTGCTAGGTATAAACCCTTGCGCTTTTTTTGCTATAGGTTTTAGTAGCTCTGCCATTTCTTTACGCAGCTCTTTAGCTAACTCTGGCTCAAACTTGCGTAAGGCTTTGCGTGCTTCAATAGCGCCTTTTAACTCTGTTGCCATCTTGCACCGCCTTAGCTTTATCTGTTAAAACCTTTAATATATTCTTAAACATTACATCATCTAAGTCTAATAAATACTGGGGCGCTATGCCTGTCTCTACCGCAATTTGTGCGATTAGATAGCCAAAGCTACCGCGCCCCACTATTCCAAAGGGTCATCGTCTAGTACCTCAACTTTAGTTAAGGTTTCTAGAAACTCTGCCCCAAACGGTTTTACTACTTCCCCGCTAGTGCGTAAACACTCCCAAGCAAGCCAGTAAACATCACTTTGCTTTTCATCATCTCTAAAGGCTTTGTGAAAACCTTTTTTTGCCATAAGTTCAAAGGCATACTCAATACGGGGCGTAATCTTATGCTCGGTTACGCTGCCGTCTGCCCTTGTTATTTTAAGTTTTGCCATTGTTTGCCCCTTTGTTTAGTTTACGGTGCTGTTGTGATAACGATAGGTGAGTTACAGGTAAATGTAATGCTCTGTGTTCCAATATCGCCCACAGCGCCGTTTATGTCGGTTGTATTGTTTACAAGTACAGTAGTGGTATAAAGCGGGTTAGTAGTGCTAGTAGCCGCGCTTGTTTGTCTTAAAATTAGAGTTACTGTAGTACCCCACGCAGCTTGCAACGCAGCGCGTACCGCGCCTACACCGCTAGCGGCATTATCATTAAGAAAATCAAGCGTAATAGTGCTGGCCTCTAAACCTTTAACAAACTTATGTGCGGTATCGCCCATAGCTGTTACCTCTAGCTCATCAAAGCTACGGTTAATAGTTGCGCTAGTAACGTGGTCTGATAGCACCACGCCGTTCAGCGTAACTTCTACGCCGTTAGAAAGAAAAATTGCCATTGGTTATGCCTCGTTTTCTGTTGTCGGTGTTTCTGTTGCTTTTTGCTTTGTATCTTTAACCTCTTTAGGCAATTCTTGGCCTATTTTGATTAAAAACGCTTTTTCTTCATCTGTTAGTGCCATTTTAGCTCCAGCTCGTTAGTACGGATATTTGTAAATCACTTGTTAGTAAGTCGCCGCTAGGTAACGTTAAAACGCTAGGTGCAGTTACAGCGGTAACATTAAAAACGATAGAGCTAGCGGCTAATTTATTAAACACCGCTACTATCGTATCTTCTATGCCTTGTAGGTTGCCTTCATTAGAAAACATAGGCACGGTCATAATTATTTTGAAATTAGCTAGCGGCGCTATTGTTGCTTGTGCATTATTGCTAGGGGTTAAATAAGGGTCAGCCGGGGCTACTACTACGCTGTTAGCTACTATTGTGCTAGGTGGAAAACTAAAAGTACTCCAAACAGCATTATTAGCTAAGGCAGCGGCTATAGTGCTGCGTAGTGTAGTTATGGCGGCTGGCATTATCCCACCATAGCGTTAGGCGATAAGTACGGCGCTAACAAACCGCGTATAGATGCCATTAAAGTATTACTCATTTTAAACGGGCTAGGGCTGTAACCGTCTACGCTTACGCCGCCGTTTTGTGTGCTAAAACGGCTAGTCCAGATATTCTCAGCTAACATAAGTGCAGCTGCGTTTATAGCAGGTGTATTAGCGTAGGTAGCCGTCTTTGTATCATCACCCGTCATAGTGCCGCTAGGTACTACGCGCCTAAAGTTTTGGTCAGCTGCCGTTTTTGCATATTGTATAAAGCTGTAACCCTGTGGGTATTGGTAATAGTTAAGCTGAAAATTAAACGCTGGCAATAAATTAGTAGTACCCGCGCTAAACGGTACTGTGCCAGTAATTGTATAAGTGCCGTTAAAAGTAGCGCCAGCCCCGGCTACGGTAACGGATTGCCCAGTAGTAAACAGGCCGGGGTTGGCTATCATCACGGTAGCTACATTGTTTACTAATGCAGTTCCCACCACCGGTGCAGAGTCAAACCATAAAAACCCGTTAATTAAATCTTGGGCAGCTTGGCAGGTGTCCTCTATCCAAGTGTAAGAGTCGTACAAAGTGCCAACGCCTAAAGATGCTTTTAACGTAGCAGCTGTAACGTAAGTAGCCGGCATATTTGTACCTTTCTTTGTAGGTCTGGCAGAGCCAAAGGGCTAAGGCCCTGCCAGACTATTAGTTATTTATTAGGTTAAGTTAAAACGACGGATACCGGCAGGCATTTTAACTAGCGTGGCCATAAAGCCATAGATAGCTACTTGTACCTGTAGATTTGATACCACGTTTACGCTCATATAAGCCTGTGGGCTTTCATAAACGGTTACTGCCTCTGGCACGATAATAAACGCTGACTCATCAATAACGCCAGATACCATATTTTTATCTACATATAGGTCTAGACCTAATACGTTACCTCTAATTGAGGTTGGTCTAACGTCGCCGCCTGCGTTCATTGGCTGGATAGCGTTATAAATTGGGCGGCCTGTGTTATCAGTTGCACCCATTAGCAAAGACCATTGAGAGGCATTAGCTAAATAATTTTGTGCAAAGTAGCCAGTACCTTTATAGGCAGCAGCGGTTTGTTCAGCTGTGTAAGCAATAATGCCGGCACTTGTTGCAGCTTGTGGGTTAGCTTGCTGTCCACCGGCTGTTAGAGCTGCTACTACTGCCGTATCTGTTGCAGTTAAATACGCGTTTTGTAGTTGCGCTGTTAATTCTGCAAAGAAATTAGGGTCTGAACGCTCTAAAAGCTCTACGCTAATAGTGTTCATACCGCTGTACTTAGATACGTTGGCAGTTAAATACTCAGTTACCATACCTGTATTCTGTACAGCTCCGGCCTCGGCTTCCACGGTTACTACAGGTGCTACACCTGAGCCCCCGCCATCTGACGTTACAAGTGAGGGCACGTTTATGGTCATCCCGCTAGCAGGCAAAACGCCACGGCTGCACGCTTCAACCGCGCTTCTTACAAAACGGGTGTTAGTTACAAACTCGGATAAATACTGCTCTGGCTTAAACGCAGGGTTTGTAGTAAAACTATCATCTGCCGCTGTTACATAGAGCTTGCTCTGGTCATTACCTAGAGCAGCTTTAATTTTATGCTCTGTGTATGTTGCCATATTTACAATAGGTGTGCGTACTCTCTGTGAGTTTAATGCACTTGGCTTAATAATTCTGCGCGCGGCTTCTACAGGTGTAGTTTCACCCTCGGCATCATCTTTTTCATAGCTAACGCTTTTTAGCGTTACTGTTGCACCGTCTGGCAAAAATGTTGCCTCTGATGCTACTTCGTCCGGGGTTTTGTCCACGGTTTCACCTTTCGTTTCTGTTGGTTGGTTTTCATCTACTGCGTTTTCTTGTGCAGCAATTTTTAACACGGCAGCGCTTGGAAATGCAGCGCTCTCTACTAGAGATACCTCTTTCAAGGTAGCAGCCGTAACTAGCAGATAATCTTTTTCTTGGCGTGAGTCCTCTACCTCTACACCTACGCTAAGCCCGTCCATTAGCTGTTCCTGTGCAAGTAAAATTGCGTCCGTACCACGGGTGCTAGCACTTACCTTAAAGCTGGCATATAACCCGGTCTTATTGCTAGTAATACTTTGCATACGCCCTACAGGTTTGGAATTATCGTGCGACATCAATAATTTAACTTTAGATACCTCTGGGACGGTTATAGAGTTTTCTGCAAACACTACGCGCCCGGCGCTTGTGTTGCCTACTTCTCCATAAGGTGCAATTTTGCCAGCAATAGTACGGCGCTCACCGTTATCTACTGCCTCTATGTTGCCACTAAATGTTAATAGCATTGTTTGGCCTCTCTGTTAGTCCACTAGGGCTTAGCTGTTCCATACTTTGTGCCTGCTCTACATCTATAAGACCTAGCGTTAGCATTTTTTCTATAGCTTCCAAACGCGCTAAAGTATCAGCGCGTAAAAATGTTGTATCTAACGCAAAACGCACCTGATTACCTCGGCGGGTTACGTCGTCCATACTAAGCCTGTTTTCAATAGCGCTAATAAACGGCTGTAATGAGTAAGCTACAAACTCTTTACGCCCGTCTATGATATTTTGGTAAGTCATTGAGTTATTCATATCCGCGCTTATGTAATATGCCGGCACGTTCATTAACCTGGCTATTTCTGTAGCTAAATACTGTGATGCCTCGTTATACATCATTTCTTTAGGTGAGTAACCCACGGTTTGATAATCTAACGTGCTAGTTAAATAAGCTGTACTGCGTGATGCGCGCGCGGCTTTCCAACTAGCTAACAGCCCTTGTATTTGTGCCTCTGGTAAATCTGCCCCACTATTCTTTATAAATCCTGTAGCCATAGGTGTAGCAGCTGCAACGCTTGCCGCTTTTTGTATATCTAACGCGGCTTGAATTGTGCGCCCGCCTGTTTCTAATACGCCGGGTAACAAACTTTGAAAAGTTACTAAAGACCCTACGCCGCTATCCGGTACGCGTATGCCATTTATTGAGTAGTAATCAACTTCATCACCATAATTATCTGTAGTTACTGTAACGCGTGTATTAGCTACCCACTCAAACCCGCTAGGTCTGCCGTCATCTTCATACAAAGACGTTACACGCCAATACGCCACCCCGTACATTAATAAACTGTCCACGGTGTAACTTATGGTAACGCTGCGTGGCTGTCTTATGTCCGGTTGGTCTAACCAAACAGGTGTTTGTAATTTACGGCCTGTACTTTTTTGTATTAACTCTAAATCTATACTTGCAATTACTCCACAGATTAAGTTACGGCATCTACTTACCGCTGGTACTTGTAGCGCTACGTTTCTATCTATAAACGGTACGCCGCTTGTATTGTATAAACCGCCAAACGTATAAACACCCGCGCCGTAAGTTTGGGCCATAATAGGCGGCGATAATTGCGCCTCTACGTCTTTTTTACGCAGGCCTATAGTTTGTAATAATCCCATAGGGGCATTATTGCCTAAAAGTCAAGTATAGGTAGAGAGTTTAGGCTTGGGCGTGTCTAGGCGTATACTTTTGCCTCTGCTACAGGTTGCGCCAATATATGTATAACCATAGCTAGCCCTATAGGTATATCTACAGGCCCGGCAGACTTACGGCGCACGATACGCCAAGCATCGGGGGTCTGTTTAGCTGCGCAGTTAGCCATTTGTTGTATTAGCGCATCTTGCCCGCTATGGCGTAAGCGGTCATTAACTAAAGCATCATACATATCGCTACAGGCGGTGTAAAAGGTCTGCCCCGATATATCCCGGGTCTGTACACCTGCATTTTGTAGCCTTTGAGCAATACTAGCAGTAGTGTATTTGTCGTAGCAGACTAAACGCGGGTAATACATATCGGCCCATTTTTTTATAGAGGCTGCTACTAAGACCTCATCTACTGCTACTTGTGAGCTGTAGGTTTCTAGTACTGCTAGGCCTATCTTGCCGTTAGGTAACAGCTGGCCCATTACTAGGCTGGCATCTCGGCGGCTAGGGCTAACGTCAAAGGCAAAAACGGTAAGCGGCCCGGGGCTCATCTTTAGATTTATATCGCTGCTATCTTCAACAGAGCCAAACGGCCACGGGCTTTGTAAGCTATCTATCCATTGACTAAGGCTTTCTGTCCTAAATTGCTCTGTAGTCTGCACCGCTAGCGCCTCTTGCAAAGCCTCTTCCGTTATTAGTATGCCTAAAGCCGGGTTAGCAGCTGCCCACGCTTTACGGTCATCTAGGGCGCAAAATGCTGGGGCGCTATATTCGTAATAACCTAAAGACGGCGGCGGGTTGCTTTGGCAGCGCGTGCGTAATTCGTTCAAAGTTTCGGAAAAACCGTCTCCAGCGTTGCTACAAAATAGGCTCTGACTATTGGGCCTAGCGCGGGTTACAGGCAGAGCCGCGGCAAAGGCCTCAGAGTCTATTTCTCTAAGCTCATCTATAAATAAAAAGTCAGCGCTAGCACCGCGCGCGCTATCGCGGGTAGCAGCTCTAACATCTAACCTAGCCCCGTTTTTTAAGATTATGGCCTCATTACCATTAGTGTAAAGTATTTTTTTAAGGTCTTTCTTTAGCTCGGGGCTGTCCTCTATAGCGTTGGCTACTTCTCTAAAGGTAGTAAGGGCCATAGACCTAGCAGAGCTTATTACTATGTGGTTACGCTCATTAAACAAAAACAAGCCCGCTAAAATACGCATACGCGCTAAATGAGTTTTACCGTTTTGCCTAGACGTAATCGCAAGGTTTGATTTACGGATAAACATTTTATTTTTATCTATTGTGAGCATATCGTCCAAAACAAAGCGCTGCCACGGTAAAAGCGGCAGGCCGATACGCTCGGCAAGCTCTGCAACCTCACCGCCCCTAGTAGGCCCTGATAACAAAACGTTATGCAAGCGTGGTTGCGCTAGCCCCCGGATAGGCTGTTTAGGTTTGGTACTCATTAGTCTAAAGGCTGTGCAGGCTGGCCCAAACAAGGCCCGCTTTGGGTCATTACAGCGGTTTTCGGGGATATATTGCCAGAAAAGACAGGGGGGTCCTT